CTCTTGTTGGTCTTTGTGTTTGGCTTCCTATTGCATCTGCTAATTGTGTTTCACCACTTGCGCCCACTACATTAAATGCTGGTGATTGTGACCCAGCATTTGGTGCTTCTATACTCGGTGTTGCACCGCCCATTCCTTTTGTTGCAGCCTTAGATGCTTTCATTGCACTTTTAATTGCAGATATAATGCCAACTGCTTGTGCTGCGTAACCTACAATTAAAGGTATATTTGCTGGAAATGGTACAGAAGCTGCTGTTTTTGCTGCACCACCCGCAACATCAACTCCAGCTTCAGATGCCTTAATAACTGTTTTAGTTGCAGAATTTTTAGCGGAAAATAATGTAGCCTTTACATCCATTATTAATTCCTTTGCTAATAGTAATTGTTTTGCTACTAGCATAGCTTGACCAAATTTAGTTTCTGCACCACCTATTGCAATAAGGTTATCTAGCACCTCTTGTTGCATAGCCATTTTTGCATCAGCTATTTCTCTATCTCTTGTTAAATTAGTTTGTCTTGATGTTTCTGTAAATTGGTCTAGTGCTATTTGCGCATCTACTTTAGCTTGTGTCCCAGCAGCAGCATTATCTACTATTGCTTGTAACCTTGCGGTTTCTTGTTCTGCTTCTAATAAATCAATTTCTTTTAATTTCTCAAGCCTTAATAATTCATCTTCTATTAATTCAGCATTAAATCTTTTCTTTTCAATAGATAATAAACTTTCGCTTTCTAACTCTGCCTTTTTTAATTCTGTGGCTTCTTTTGTAAGTGCATTTGCGTTTGTTTGTTGTTCAGATTTAAACCCAGTTACTGTTGCTGCAACTGCTTGTATTTCTGCTTCTGCATCTAATACTGCAACATAATCTTCTGTTTTACCAGTTAAATCAAATTGTGCTTGTGCTGCTGCTTTGACTAATTGAGCATTTTTAGTCATTTCTTCTTCTTGCTGTACAAGAATATCATTTAGCTTATTGTTTGCTTCTTGTCTTTCAGCTATGCTTTTTGTTTCATCATCTCTTATTTGTCTTTGTATCTCTGCTTGTCTATCATATTGCTCTAATAGTATTCTACTTTGTGCAGCAGCTATTTCAGCAGATTTTTTTAATGCAGTATTTGTTTTTGCAGTTTCTAATGCAGTTTTTACACTTACCTTACCAAATTCTTCTACAACTGTTGTACTTATTTCTCCTACTTCTGTTATTGCTTCACCAAAATTATTTACAACATCTTTACCAGCTTGCACAAATTCAGTACCTAATTCTATTACTTTAAGTTTTGTTTCAACCAATGCTTCACCAGCGGCTTGTATTGATGCATCATCACCAAATAGATTTTGATATGCAAGGTTAGCAACTTGAAATGCTGTTACTAATTGATAAAAGGCTAATTTAAAAGGTGTAATTGATAGTGTTATTAAACCATTAATCACCTTACCAAGTGCATCAAAGTTTTCTGTTGCAGATGATACACTTTTATAAATATCTACAAAAGCATTTACAACTTGATTAAATAAAATTTGTGCAGTATTAAATACAACATTTAAACCATCCATTACTTCTTGGTTTTGTTGTACTGCATCACTTACAAACTCAAATGCTTTTTGTAACAAGAATATAATACCAGATGCTTTTGCTAATGCTTTAATTGAAACACCAACCGCACGTATTCCCGTAGCACCGCTTTTTGCGTTTTTTTCAACTTTATCTAATGCGTTAGCTGTTTTTTCATTAGCTTGTACAACTTTCTTTTCAAGTTTAGCATACTCCTTTTGGAACTCATCTAAATTCTTAACGGCTTCTTTGTATTTTAACTCAAATTCTACTTCTATTTTTTGCGCCATCTTAAATTTCTTTTTGTTTGTTTAACACCACTTTTTAGTGTTTCTGCTAATTTATATTTTCCTTGTGCTATTCTTATGTTTTCAGTTTCACCATCAACCACTTGCAACAAGTCTATTATATTCTTAATCATAATATTGTGTTTAGTAATTCAAATTCTGTTTTACCAGTTGTTAAATCTGTTTTCATTGAATTTATTTTGTATCTACTTTGCCCTACTTCTATTAAGTCATTTAGTTGTAAGTTGTAATACACTTTCATTGGTAGATATGCAGTAACCTTTGTTAATCTTCTTCTTAAACTAAAAACATCTTGTATATACTCTTTGTATTCAGTTTCAAATAATGTATCTGTAAAATCATCTGCTAAATCAGAACCGCTTGGTTCGTTAGCTAAATATTCACTTAATTCATTTTGAAAATGTAAGCTTATATCACTACCAGATGGTTCTGGGTTTAAAGTTAAAGTATTTGATGGTGCAATAAATAAATTTAAATCACTTACTCCAATACTTTGTGTGTCCCTTATTCTTAATTTTTGTGTTGCACTTCCAGCTATAACTGGATAAAATAACAAAGGAGAACCTATATATGATTGTTGGTTTTCGTTTACAGAATAACCATATTGAATATTTGTTGATGTTACACTTGCTAATGTTGTGTTTGCATCGTATAATCTTTCAAACATCATATGTTCAAAAGGTACTTCTATTTTGTACGCTTCACTTGGTGTATCAAATATTTCACTATCTCTAAATGACAAAGAACCCCATCCACTATTTGTAAGTTGATTAAATTGTTTTGCTAAAAAAGTACCTAAACCTTTATAACTAAAATTTATCTCTTTAAAAGGCAGTGCAATATTTACTGCCGATTTTGTTGTGTCTAGGTATTTATCTATGTTGTAAACTTGTGTACTCGCTGCATAATAACTATCTAATGTTCTTACTACTATTGTACCAGTATCATTTACATAAGCGGTTAAGTTAAACATATTAAACAAACCAGAAATAAAATCTATAATCTTCATCTTTGGTATTTGCTCAACGATGTTAAATTGAAAATCTGGATTGGCATCAATAGTTACTGTTGCATTGTTTTCGTAGCTATCAAATTTAGTGTATGGTAATCCACCACCAGCGGGATATACACTATATTGAACATCAATTTGAATATCTCCAGCATCAAACTCAATACCTAATGGTGATTGAAATTGTATTAAATATGAAGCATCATCTTCAAACGCATTATTGTTTGTTGTAATAACAAAATCATAATCACCTAACGCATTAGTTATATTACTAATAATAACACCACCATTTTTTATAACTTGCCAACCATAATTATTTAATTGGTTATTTGGTCTTAATTGTATTCTAAGTCTTCTTGCATAATAATTTGGCGGAAAACCAAAAGGCGGTGATGATACAAAAATAATACCTCCATTTTCAGTTGATACAATAGCGGGGTCTGCGGGTGTATTTGTATTAATTAAATCTACAAGTTTTGTATATATAACCTCAACTTGTGTAGCTGGTTCAACGTGACCGCTTTTACGATGTAGCCACATAAACAAGTTATAAAATTTTTCATTTGTATTGTCATTAAAAAAATCATTTGAAAATTGAATACTTGGATAAACAGTTTCTATTGCATCTATAATTGCTTGTACTCTTATTGCGTATTTAAACTGGTTCCAAGCCACCCCATTATTAGAACCATCACTATGGGCGTATACATTATTTGTTGTTGCTGCTGTGTTATATACTGGATGACTGCTACTATCGTAAATCAACCTATTTGTATGCGTAATTAATGGTGCTATAACATCACCAGAAATAACACCAGTACTTGGTGACAACGCATTAACCATTGTATCATATTTATATACTGTATTTAAACTTGGGAAGCTTAAACTACTTAATTGTGCATCACCTAATATATCTTTTAGATTTACAGTATTACCAAAGAAAGTAATTCTATAGGTATGTGCTAAATTGTTTTTTAAATCTACACCTTGTAAAGATATTTTGCCATCTTTAAAAGGTAAATCATTTAATTCTAGTTTTGCATCTACTTTAATTCTTGCATCAAAACCATTACTAATATCAAAGTTATAATAATGTTGAAATATTTTATTGTTTACGCTTGATGCTGGTACAGAAAAGGTTTGTGTAAATTCTGTAAATACCTTTGCAATATCCTTTACATTCTTTATTGTTTGTGTAAGTGAAACACTTTCATCCTTGAATAAATCAACTCTTTGATTTTCTATGTATAGTTGTAATCTACGCATTATCTAATGTTGTTTATGTAATCAAAAGCTTCTTCAAACTCTATCGTGTATTCTATTAGCCTATCGTTTACACTTGTTTTAAAAGCCATAGATGAGGTTTTAACCTTTAAAGGTATAATAACACCAACACCTTTTTTAACTGTTGACCACCATATAAATTCACTTAATAGTAATTCTTCAAATTGTTGATTTAGAAACTCTGGGTAATATCCACTACTAAATGTGTGTGTTTGGTTTGCTTGTGTGTTAAACACTTTATTTGGTGCATCTTGTACAGAATAGGTTGCACCACCACTTGCATAAGTTATTGTGTTAGATTTGTAAGCCTCGTTTGTTCTGTTTATGTTTCTAGTTTCTTTTAAGAAAAACCATAAATCTTGTTGTGCCCCGTATTTGTTTATGTAGATAATTCTGTTACCATCACCATACTTTGTGCAATCAATTCTTTTTATGTTACACACTACACCATCTACATTAGTAACACTTGTATCAGATGCTGTAAATGATGTTGCTATAAGCCCACTTAAAGATGTTATACTTGGTATCTTACCAGTTTGATTGTTTGGTGCTAATATTGTAAATGTATTTGGTGTTGTCGTTTCATTTATTGGTATTAAGTAAGTAGGTTTACTTCTACCAAAAGGCACTTCTGGATTTACACCTTCTGTAAAAACTCCATAAGCCTCAAAGCCTTTATCAGTATAAGTAACTGCAGTACCAGCTTGTCCACCTCCATTATTTTCTGCATAAGGTGTTAGAACACTTACAATATCTACTTTTTGTGGCACATAATCTGCTTGGTATTGTATTTCTAAATAATCTCTTGCAAGTTCTGCAATATCAAAAACAAATGTTCCAACAGCGTCAATATTTTTTATAAGTGTGTATCTTAATACACTATCAATAGTAACTGTACATACTACGGATTTAAAAGGTTGTGTTATGTCTATACCTTTAAATTGTGGGTTTCTTAATGCTATATCTGCCATCTTAAAAATCTAGTGTTAGTGTAGCTATAAATAAATAAAGTTTTATAGTCTTGTAGGTGTATTCTTTATCTGCATCTATAAATTCCCAACCTAGTGCAAACCTATTGTGGGGAAAGTGAAATGCTATTTCTAATGTCCAATTCATATTTTTATTTTTCGGTAAATACCATTTGTGAACGTATATCTTCTGCAAATGCTTTACCCATATCTAATTCATATTTTTCTATACCCGCTCTAAATGGTTTACTAAAGAATAAGTTTGCTCTCAAACCTTTGTTGTAGATGCTTTTTACAATTATGTACCTCATACTTTCATAACTCATAAACCTACCTTTTTTATCTCGCCATTGAAACCTTTTCTTTCTTAACCATTTGTCAATACCTTTGGTTAAACCACCTTTTGGCCCAGTACCACTACCATATTGAAATGGTGATAGTGCATTTCTTGTTTCTGGATATGTTGAGGTTTTACCCTTTACACCTCTATCTACAAAAGCACCATAATCTGCCATCATAAATTCAACCAACATTGCTTGGTCATCTTCCATTAGTTGATATGATAGTGAGTTGTATAAATTACCACCACCTTTATCATCTTTTGTTAGCCTTGTACGTGATTGCTGAATAACGTATTTAGCATATTGGTTCATTACAGCTTCAAGGTTGTTAAACTCCATTAGCAGATGTATATATCATTGTAAATAAGTATATCCATTGACGCACTCCAACCAGCTAATTGGTTTTCAAACCTATCCATAAATGGTTCTAAACTAGGGTTACCATCTAATTGGTACATATCTGTATGTAGTGAACCCATTCTTAAACGCTGTATAAGCCTATTTAAGACCGCTAGTTGCGTGTTTAATATATCTTGCTCATTATCATTACCAGTAAACCTATCTGTTGTTCTATCCTTTGATTGGTCAACTACATCACAAGCTAGTATTGTTAAACTAAACCTTAATACTTGTTCCTCAACACTTACACTATTTACAATCATATGTGCCAATGGAAAAATATCTTGCTTGTTTAGATTTACATCACTAATATCACCAATAGATACTGTATTGTTATTTACATCTGCTAGTAGTTGTTCTTCTATTGTTGAGGTTAATTGATAATAACCTCTTACACCTTGATTGCTCATTTAAAATTTTGTTTAATTCTTTTTGCTTCTAACTCTGCTTTTTCTTTCATATACTCTAAAGCATATAAACATTTATGTACGTTTAATTTGGTAATATCTTCAATTCGTCTAATATCGTTTTGAGCGAGTGCAGAGAAGATACTTTGATACCATCCATACTTTCTTGAGAAATTTGTTGCTGCATCAAGCTGTCCATCTGCGGCTGTTCCAAATAATCCACCATAACCATCGACAATTCTATCCCTAAATTGTACAAAAAAAAAATTGACCCCAAGACTATGTCCATAGGTATATGTTCTAACTTTTCTTTTGCATCTACATTATAATCTACTATGGTGTATTTGTCACCCATTTTTTTACTTATTGGTCTGTAAAGTACATTCATTGCAATCTGCATATTTTGCCAATCACCTATGTAGGTATCTAAATCAATATACTCTCCTAAACTAATATCATCTAAATCTGGTATCATACCATATTCAACACCACCTATTTTAAATGTTCTTATTAGTTCTGGTTGCTTTTCAAACATATTATTTAAAACTTCAACAACTTTGTTTGCATCACCTACCTTTAACATTCTTACACTCTTTGCATCTAGGTTGCAAAATATCTCTATCATCTTGCATTGTAAAAAGTAACTATCTTCATTGCTATCTTGTAGCTTTAGAAACTTTTGGTATTGTTTAAGTGATATTTCAGATAGGTCACTTGGTACTGTTAATTCAACTTTCATACTTATATAACGTTTTTAAAATGGTTTTTTATACAAAGTAAATATAATAAAAAAAGGCACACCATTTAAGATGCACCTTTTAACTCAAAACTAACTAACTATTAAATCATACTTGCTTCGTGGCAAGTCCCAGAACAAACTCCGGGGCTATCTATTTCAGCACCACATTCACTGCATTCATACTCTTTGTACTCTGGTGGGCTATACCAATCCATAATATTCTGTTTTTAATTTACCATTACGGTAATGTTCTACAATTACACCAGTACTTAAAGGTACTAACTTATAAGGTCTGATGCTTTTCTTTACTAAAATTCTGTTTATTAATTTTTTCATATCTGTTTTATTTATTCTTCTATTTCGTTAAACTCTGCGTGTTCTAAACAAGAGCCACATAATTCTTCACTTAAATAAGATGCTTCAGCACCACAACAATCACTATACATTTATATATATATTTAAAGCATTTAATGCTATTGAAAAAAATGCTAACATCAATACTATTATTAATTCTGTTTTATAGTTTGTAGAGTTTTTCATATATGTTTTGTTTTAATTAATTTATACAAATATAATAATAATTATTAACATATAAACAATTTATTTATTTTTTTTTAGTGTAAAGCATATTTACCAAAGTTTGGTCGGCTTAAAATTGAGTAGGTTGCATAGCGGCACGGGTCAATAATATGGTTATTTTTATCATCTGGAATATTAGTTAGTGTACCAGATTTATCTTCTTTCCATTTATAGTTTCTAAATTCACTTATTGCATTTGTTGAGGTAGATAGTATATGTATCTTGTATCTCTTTAATAAGTCAATACCAGCATTTACACTATCTCTACCTTTTACACTTGGAAATATATTGTTACCCATTGCCCTTAATTCTGATATAAGTCTAGGCTCTGCACTATCTGCATAAATAGGTTTGCTTGTTAAATTTAGTTCTTTAAGAAATTTATGTATATCAACAGTAGTCATTTGTGTTCTATATAAATGCTCTTGTATATATAAATTATGTTCGTGGCTATATACAGCTACAAATGTTGTAGGGTCATTTGTATAACCAAAGTCCATTCCATATGCTATAAGCTCTGCTAATTGTGGTATTTGGTTTACCTCAACATATTTAAAGATTGTGCTTCTACTAGCTGCTCTTTCACCTAAACCATATATCTGCCAATATTGTTCATCTGTATCTCTTAACCTTTCTATTTCATTTATTATTGATTTTTCAATAAAAGGGTTATCTAGGTAAGTTGTTTTATAAAAGACACAATCATCTCTAGGTATCAGCTTGTCATATATCCAATGGTATTCATCTGATGGATTAAAATCTAATATAACCCTATCTTGTGTTCTGAATAAAAGCTGCTGCATATCCTCAAAATAAAGTTCATTACCCTCATTAACAAATAACAAATCCCTTTTCCTACCTCTAATTTTTTGTGGTTGGTCAAGTGATATAAATTCAACTAGGTTTCCAAATAGGTGGTATTCTGAATTTGATTTATTGTGAAACTGCTCACTATAACATTTATAGCTTTCCAGTATAGCCATAAAATCTCTCATAACAGTTGCACGTAAACTTGGAAATGATTTACGGCAAATAGTTATAATCTTTTTATTGTTATTAGTACAATAATTAAATATAATCCATAAAAGAATATTATAAGTTTTACCAGACCTTGTACCGCCTTGCTCAACTACAATTTTTTTATCTGTATTGGCTAAATGCTTATAGACAATATTAGTCTGTATCTTCGGTTTTATCAATTATTTCTATTTGAAAATTAGTTGGCATACCATCTGCTCCAGTTATTTCTTGTCTTTCAATATATCCTCTTTTTTTGCCTTTTGTTTTAAGGTAAAATATTGTTGCTGCTGTTGAGTTATCTGATATTTGTTTATGTAGTTGGCTTTCTGCAAAATCAAGTGCAACATTTTCTATGTCTTGCACATTACGAGCAAACACCTCATCTTCTTTTAACCATTTGTAATATGTACTTCTAGGTATATCAGCTTTTTTACAAGCTACTGTAACCACTCCTAAACTTTGCTCTAGTGCTTTTAATAAACTTTCCTTTTTTATGTGTCTACTTTCGTTCATTTATATAATCTTCTAATTTATGTTTTATTTCCCAACCTAGTATTTCTTTTGTATTATTTTCTATACTTACAGCTTTGTATCTTTCACCATTTCTTGCTGGTATTATTTTAATATTATCTGTAAACATTTTTGCTACATCTATTATTTTATATTCAATATCTGAACTTAAATGCCATTCGTTATTTTTGTTTTGTTTTAATATTAATCCCAAAGCATTTACAATATCATTTACGTGTGTAAATTGTCTTGTTTGGTTTCCATCTGATACAACTGTTAATGTTTCTTTATTTTTGTATTGTGTTTCAAATATTCCAATTACTGTTGCGTACGTTCCTTTTTTAATATGATTTTCACCATATACATTATAAAAGTAGCATATCTCAAAATTTAAACCATACCATTCATTATAGTTTTTTATTAATTCTACCATTTTAGCTTTTACCCAAGAATATGGACTTAGGTTTTCGTTACCACCAAATTTAGAACTACTTGCTGAATAAATTAATTTTGCATTCCATTTTTTACATTGCTCTATAACTTTGCTTGTACCTAATAAATTTGTTTTCATAAGGTACTCTACGTCTTTAAACGATGGTACAACTCTTGAATATTCTCCGAAATGGTAAACTACATCTTGTTTATTAAGGTTGCTTATATCGCTTGTATTGCCTTTTATATATTTAACACCTTTAATATGGTTTTGTTTACTGCCAGTAAAGTAATTATCTAATGATGTTATTTCTGCATCTGTTGTTTTTTTTAAATGCTTTATTAAATTACTTCCTATATATCCAGCACCTCCAGTTACAAGTATTTTCATTTATTGTCTTTATAAAATTTATTTAATGATTTACTTTTTATATTATCTATTTTTTTTAGTTTAAAATCATATTTTTTATTTTCTATTTTATTCCAATCAATATCTGTTCTTCTAACAAGTGGATGTATAAAATTTTTCCATTGATTTTTTATAACGTGTTGTGGTCTGCCAAATCTTATTTTTGTTTCAACATATTGCGGCCATATTTCTTCCAATGTTCTTGCCATTACTAATCTGCCATCGCCTTTATATCTATCTGTATTACCTCCTTTCATTTTCATTGTTGCCATTTTATCAACTGTAAAGGCATTAAATAATACGGTACATAATTTATTATCTAAAACTTGCAAACAAAGGTCCGTATCTGCATTATATCTTAATCTCCATCTATATGGTATATTATTGTCAATTAACAATGCTGAATACACGTGGCAATTTAAAAAAAATGGGTGCTGCATATGGTTCATAACAAAAAAAGTATAATTAAATCCAGATATTGCTATGTTTTTATATCTATCTGTAAATTCTTCTATTACATTAATTGCTTTTAACGAATTACATCTAATTCTTTTTCCTTTATTTAATCTTCTAAATTGTGTTATATTATCATCAAACTCCCAATGTCTTGTGTGTCCATTATTTTTACTATGTTGCCATATCCAATTTCTTACTGGTATTGCACCTTTGCCATAGTGTCCGTCTGGTAATATTAGGATATTTGTTTTTGGAAAGTTTTTTTTATATTCTTTATATTCTTGTGGCTCAACAACTAAAAAAAAATCAACATTATCTTTTACAAAACACTTAGCGGTTAAACAATTATTAAAACGCCCTTTTGATAAAACATATATTGGATATTTACTTTTTTTCATTCCAAACCTTTTTATTTAGACAATATGATACATCTTTTTTTTCGATATCTAAAAATTCGCAGATATTATTAATTAAATTTTTGTTATCATTAAACATATCTGACATATTAATTGTTATTGTGTTGCAATTTTTCCTTATGTCATTGTGATAATTTTTATAGATATTTATAAAATCTAACCATTCTTTTTCAGTATCATAAGCATCCATAAATTTTGTTCTTAATAAGCTGTTTAAATGCTCTTTAGTATTTCTTTCTAATATAATCCATTTTGCGTTTGGAAAATGTTCATTAAATAATCTCCAACATATTGGGGTTTTTGGATTTTTATACAACCAATTTTCACCTTTTTGTAAACCTTGTTTTAAAATTGTATTATTTATTTTATGTCCAAAATGTTCAAATTTTTTATCTAGATTTATAGGCTGATATTTTTTACCTAAATTATGTATATCATTTTCTTTTAAATATTTTACTACAATATCTGTAATAGGTATGTTTTCAAAATATCCATTTACATTCCATTTATCTGGTTTTTTACAATTACCTACAAAAACACCCAATTCATTTAACATATAAGATATTAAGGAACTACCAGACCTTGGTGCAGATGCAATTATAATTGGCTGTTTATTCATATTGTATGCTTTTTAAATCTTGTCTTTCTTTATATGGCCACCAAGTACTCCAAGTTCCTTTTCCTTGTGCAGACCATTTTATATTAAATTCTTTTGCAAATTCTAATCTATCTTCTTCTGTGTCAAAACTTATGGTTGCTTTAAAAGGATTATCTTGTGTTTCAAATTCTGGCATTCCAACCCACTCATCTGATGTATTTACCTTTTCAACAATATCATCGTGGTTTTTCCAAACATCTAGTCCCCAATCTTCAATTTGTACACTATCCCATTCGTTACCTAAAACATCCCAATCCCATTCACCAAAACCAACATTGTCTTTTACAATAAACTCTTTTTGTTGTTCTTCTGTTAATTCATCTGCTTTTAAAATGTATACTTCTTTTAGCCCAGCTTCCGCACAAGCCTTTAATCTCATATTACCACCAAGTACTACCATATCCTTGTTTACTACAATAGGTCGTAGTTTGAGCATCTCTGGGAAATCTTGTATTGACTTAACCAGCTTTTTAAACCTAAAATCTTTTATAAGTCGGGGGTTTTTATTATTTGGTTTTACTGCACTAATTTTTACTTTTTCCATATTTATATAACGTATTTAATTTACCTATTTATTTAGCTTTAAGTTTAGTAGTCTTTCTCTTATTGCTTTTCTTTCCTTACCCTTTGGTAGTTTGTCTAATAGTTGTTGTAGCTTTTGTATTAGTTTTTTTCTTGTAATAGGCCTATTCATAAAGTGCCATTCTGGTTTAATCATAGTTTTATTATTGTTGCAAGTGATTTATTTAGTACCCAAAACTCTTTATTTAATCTTTCTTTGTTTTTAAACATTGTTGATGCTGGAACATTAAAAAATCTTCTATAAATTTTTTTTAAATCTAGTTTACTTACATTAAAAACATATACTCCACTATTATCTTGCTGCACATAAATATATTGTTTGTTTTCTCCCTTTGCTTTATTTAGATTAACCAATGTTTTGTTTACTTCTAAAAAAGGGTCTTTATATTCAGATGTTCTGTTTTTAATTTCTACAAGGTAATTATCATCAAAAGCATCATAAGAACTATATTGGTCTGGATGTTCTTCTAGGTTTATATTTTTCTTATTGTTTAAGAATTGTATTGTTTCTGATTGTGTCATATTATTAGTATTAAAGGTACTAAACATAATATTACTATTGCCCAATATAATTTCCAGAATTTAGATTTTACATAATAATCTTCCCATACTATACAGTGAAACCCAAAACTTAATGCTAGGCACAATATTGTTTTTATAAATTCTATCACGTTGCACAGTTTATTATTTCGTATTCATCTTTTGGTTTTTTCCAACTAAATGATTTTAGTGTTAAGGCTGCTCTTTCGTCATATATTTTTCTTTGCCTTTTATCTAAATTTCTATATAGCATTTCATTTTCAGTAAATCCAGATACAACTTGTTTTTTTAATTTATCTAAATACTTTAATTGCTCTTCGTATTTTTTTATCTTGTTATTAGCATTATTGTATTTATTTTTAATTTCTTTATATTGATTTAATAACCTTTCTAATTTTGGCAATTCCTTATAATCAGCATCTGGACTTATTTCAAAATAGCTTTCCAAAGTATCAAAATATTCTTCCCTATATGTTTTATATATTTTAAACTTTTTTAATGCGTGTATTGCAGTTGCGTGGTCATATGACATAAGTTTAGGTTGTGTTCTTATAAATGCAGAAATAGCACTTGGTCCTAAATCAAATTTTTCCTTTAATAAATAACAAAAAAATGCTCTATGTTCAATTACATTTCTAACTCTTGTTTTTTGAAATATATCTACCCCACTTATTTCAATTAATAAATCACTTATTTCTTTTGGTGTTTTTAATACCGGTACATCTATTTTATTTTCTTTCATTACTTTGTAATTTTTGGATATATAATGCTGCATCCATTAGTTCTTCTTTTAAGTGTTGTAAAAAGTCATCGTGTTTATTGTCTTGTAGTGTTGTTTTGTATTTGTCTATACCTACACAACTTCTTATGTCAAACTCTCTTTTTAAATCTTCAACTATTTTATCTTTCATTCTGTTCTTAATTTTAAAAGGTGATAGCATTCTGTATATTTTTGTCTTGCCTTACCTTTGTATTCTTGTTTAAATAATTCGTATAGTTTTCTTGTGTATTGGTATTTTGTTATGCAATCTTTAAAGTATTTTTCTGAAAACTTAATACCCTTACCTTTAAAATATTGTACATTGTCTGCACCATCACCAGTAATACATTGTGCATAAAAATTAAATAGAGCTTCTTCTTCCGATATATCCATAACAAGCCTATGTTTATAATGGTAATTGTAAATTAACGCGGGAAACTGCTTGTAATCTTTATCTATCGATACAATCATAACCTCATCCCTACCAATATCTTTACTAATTTGGTGCCAATACCTAGCTACCATATCATCTGTTTCTACACCATAACCTACAATGCTATCATAATGGTCTTTTACATATTGGTGCATATCATTTAATAGCGGTGGTAATTCTGTTTTCTTTCTATTAGCTTTATAAGTTTTTGTTATAAGTTTTCTAAAATTACCTCTTGAGCCACTAAATGTAAGCACTTTGTCAATGGTATATTTTTCCTCCAAGTCGTTTACTATTTTCATAAACTGTTGGTCAAATTTATTTCTAGCATCTACAATATCGGTGTAGTACTTTTCATCATCTGGTGTTTCCCTTTTACGATAGCAACTTGCAAAAACTAAACTATCCGCATCTACTAATAAAATCATAATGCTTCTTTTATCATTTTATGGTGCATTTCTTGCTGTTTCTTTTGTTCTTTGGTTACCATTCTTATAATCGATGGTAAATCCCTAAAAAGCTGGTCAATACACATTACAAGAGTTTTATCATTATTATATCCAAAATATAATTCTCCATCACTACACCATAAAGTGTCTGTATCATATATGTAGGTATGTGATTGTGCTTCCTCTAGTTGTGATTTTAATATTTCTATTTGTGCTTCTAATTTTTCTATTCTGTTATCTTGTCCCATTTGTCTATTGTTATGTTAAATCTTAAATAATTTCTGTTCTTTGTTTCTTTAACTTGGTAGTTAATCGATATGTCTGATATAGATGTGTCAGCTTCTGTATGATACTCTATTTGTTTTTTTAACTTTTCCCAAGCTGCTTCGTTTACTCTCATATTAAAATGATTGTATTATAAAAGCATCATCATCTATAGGTATAAACAAAGTATGCCATTCAATAGCTTCTTTATGTGGGAAATCATCCTCATCATAATCTAGCCAAAATTCTTCTATGTTCTCGTATTCTACATAATCGCAACATAGTCCAATTACATCTAATTCTACTTCTTCGTCTGTACTGTCTTCGTATTCTTCTAAAAAATCAAATAAGGCTTTTTTTCCTTTGTAAGTAAATTGTTCTTGCCTATTATAATCTCTAAAGGCATCTGTAAATTGTGTAAAGTTAATTGTCTGTTTCATCTGTTTTGTTTTTAATTATTTATTTAAATATTTTCCACATAAAGGATACATTCTAGTATAAAATGATTGTCCTTTTTTTATTCTTTTTTTGTTTTTAAATATAATATCCTCGGTAGCAACCTCATCAATTCTACCGTAATATCCTATTTGTTCTCTATCTGGATTTTCTAAAATAGTTGAACCAATATAATTATCGTCAATCATATATTCTAAAAAATAACCTAGTTTTTCAAATTGTGACATTCTGTTTTTGTTAAATTAATAAAGAACAAATATAACACTTATTAACTTATTAACACCCTTTTTAGTTAATTATTTTTAGAAAGATTTATATTTATTCTTACCGCTTTATTTTCTTTTAGCAAGTAAACGTCTTTTAAAAGTTTTTTCTTTGTCCACATTGTAGTATCTGGGCAGTACTTTTTTACTGGCTTTGGCATATTTAATGTGTTAAGGTAATACATAAAGTTTCCTTTAGGGTCATTTACAAAAAATATCTTTACAACATCTAAAGCCATTAAAGCATCGTACTTTTCTTTTTCAATAAGTTTATCTTCATAGTACTTATTGCGAAATTTCATCTCTATAACGCAATCTTTGCCTTTAGGTGTTTTACCTTTTGCATCATATCTTGAATAACCATCACCACAATGTTCTAACTCCCAACCATCAAGATTTAAAAGAAACACTACTGCCTTTTCCCACTCATTAATTTTTTTAATTCCCATTGTTCCAAATTACGTTAAGTTCTTTTATCCATAACTTTATTTTTTTTGGGTTACAAGTACAAGGTTTATGGTATTGATGGTTATAGTATTTTGCGTGTAATTGACAAACCAATTCAAATTCTGTTGGTGAAATGTGTTGTTTTGTACCCAATCTAAATTTACTCCAATCATCAAAATCTTCTTTTTTAAATTTTACCATCTGTTAATTTTTATTTCATTTAACTTTTTTCTTCTATCATCACAACCACAATCTGTACCCCAATGGTTATGGTATTTTTTTACCAACCATTTAATGCCAGTATATTTAGTTATGTAATAAATAATGTTTCCTAGTTTCATACCTTAAGTTTTTTTATATTCCATTTTTCACCTAACTCATTTAGTATGGTTATCAAATCTTTTTTTGTTTTTGGTATTAACCATTCACCATTCCAGTAATATTTATCTAATTGGCACTTATGTAAATCAATTAATTCATCTGCGTTATAATTTTCGTGTGTAAGAAATAATGAAACAACCTTTTTTGTGTGCCAACTATCAGATATTCTTTCAAGCAATAATCTTTGACCCGTTGGTAATGTGTTGCCTTTTCTTTTTACTTCAATAAGTATTAATGCTTCATTATCAAACTCCAATACAGCGTCTATGTCTGATGGGTGTATAGCACCGTTTTTTATACCGCTAAAATCAATACCTTGTTTTATTTGTTTTTTGTTTCTAATTAAACTCACAATATTTTTTTTAATTTATTTTTTACTTTATTATATGTGTTGTAAAGTGAATAGTAATGTATAAGACTTTTACGGGAAAATTCTGCAATACTTTCACCCTCATTTATTATTTCAAATACTTTTCTATCATACCAAAACATCTTTGATAATTCTTCTTGTATTTTATCGTATGGTTCTTTAAAGTTTACATCAGTAGTTGTTAGATGTTTTTCTACTTTTGAATAATAATAAAAACCACCTCTATCTCCAGTTTCGTTATATAGATTTTTTTTATCATCTATAGATATCATAGTAATGTTTTTACCTTTTCTTTTTAAATCGTAAAACAATGTGCGTAATGTCTTAAAAATATAATAGTAGTTTATTTCTTTTTCGTTGTACATTATATCCAAACCTTTTTTTAATTTGATTTGTATCTTATAGTACATTTCTTGTACAATATCTTCTGCTATTTCTTGTTTACACCCAAAGGATAAAACTATCTCTACCCACTCTTTGTGCTTTGCAGCAACTAATTTCATTGTTTTTTGTACCATATTATTTTAATGGGTCATATAAATCACCAACTATTATTGGCAATCCTTTTTCATTAACCTCGAAACTAAATGTATCAAAGCAATAACCTCTACTTCTACCACATTTTACAGTCACCCAATCTCTATTAACAGTATTTGCTTCTAATGATATAACAGTTTCTGCTTTCTTTTCCAATGCACTTCCTAAATGTCCAGTACCTAATTTTGCACTACCAAAATTTTGGTGTATTACATTTATTATATGTACATTATATTGTGTGCTTATTCGCATTAACGCACTTACTAAATAATTACTTTGCTCAATATTGTTTACATCTGCACACAAGTCAGCTACACCATCTATAATAACAAGAGATGGCTCTTTTATGTTTTCCTTTAGGTAATATTCAATAAAGTCTAAACGCTCCTTAAAACCTATTGTACGTAATGCAAACGTATGATATTTACCAATTGGTATATTACTATCCATATCCAATGGTCTTTTAAATACCTTACTACAATGCCAATTACCTTGCTCTGTATCAATATGTATTAAATTTCCATTTTCTCTATGGCCTTTAATATCTCCACTATAAATATTAGAGCCACTTAAATATGCAGATGCCAATAAAGATACAAAAAATGTTTTCTTTGTTTTTGGCGGTGCAGTAATAACACTCAAATTACCATAAGTACCTAATGCAATAGGTATAAGTAAATCACCTTTATCTGATTGTAAAACCTTTTCACCATAACTTAAACATACTGGTGGGTAATCTATTTTTTCGTTAATGTCTATCTTGCAAGTATCTGCAATAAACTCCATTAACATATTCTGTTCTGTTTCTTTTTCTGTCATTTGTTAAATATATAAAAAAAAGGTGCAAGTTAAAAACTCACACCCTTTAAAAGTTAGGCTAATTAAAATGGTAAGCCATCTTCTGCTGGTTCTGCTACTGGCTGTGGTGTTTCATCCCGCTCGGCAACAACAATATTGTTATCTGTCCAAACAACTTTTCCATTACCTAAGTAATTTCTTGCTACATTAGCATCTCGTTCTTCTTTGGTACGGTTATCCATTATTGCTACATTATTACCATATCTTGTTTCATCGTTTACTGAAATAGTAAGATTATAGTAAACTGCACCATCTTTACCTTTTACAAATTTTTCTTTGGGGAGCTTATCCACCCTAATTGAAGCATTAATAATTGCACTCATATTTATTTATTTATTTGTTTACTTATTTAATTTTTCAAACCTTGTTGATTTTTTATCTGTTCTTGTGTATGAATATATTAATCTATTTTCATTGCAAGGTATAAATTTTATTTTATCATTTAATGGTTTTTTAATTTTTCTCATTTTATTTTCTTTTAAAATCATCACTTTCATCTTCACCAAATACACCAAGTTCGTAGAAGCCAGTTAGCTTTAAAACACTTCTTGACAAACTTCTTTTCTCTGCCATTTCCATTACATACCAAGAGTTGCAATTTCCATCTTTATAGTTAGCACCTTTTAATGCACTACCAAAAGTTTGTATTTCTACACCCTCTTTTTTTGCATAGGCTTTTACAACCGCAAAGTTAGGTTCACATTTTACAACCTCGTAATTAATTGTAATGTTTTCTTTTGCTGCAATTTTTTCAATTCCTTGTCTGGTGATAATAACATAGTGTTGGTGTTTATACACATCTGTTTTTCCTAAATCGTACTTTTTGTACAAGTCTAATAATTTTTCTCTATCCATTTTGTTTGTTTATTTGTGATACTTCTATTTTTGCTTTTAATTCTTCTATCTTGTTTGATAGTGCTTCAACTCTAAATCTGTATTGCTCAATAATACTTTGGGCAGTTTCTTGTGAATAGTTTGTACCCATTATTGTATATTTATTAAAGTTGATTTTGCAATATCTAAATCTTTTAGTATTGCCTTTTGTTCAAATACATCTTCTTTTAAAATTGCATTATACAATTCTTTTTCAAGATGTTTAATTTCGTCTTTTAAATCGTGTTTCTGTGTTCTCATTCTGTTAAGTATTAATTAATAATAAAGCAAATATAAACAAAAAATGTTAATAAGTACAATAAAAAGCAAAAAAAAAGGCTTAACATAAAGTCAAACCCCTTTCCCTTAACAAAACAGAATAGTCAAATGTAAGTAATTAAAAACTATCTACCAACTCTTTGTAATGTTTTATCATATCTAATAATTCATCATTAGAAAATTTTACTGTTTCTTTTGATTTTAAATATAATTCTTCCGCAGTTCCATCACCATACTTTTCATCCAGATACTTTGAGAATAAATATTGCTCACCAGCTTTAAACATATTACACCCTACACATTGCACCGCAACGTTTTTTTCTAACCACCTTGTAGCATAGTGTTTTCTACTTTGGAAATGTCCGCATTGCATTCCTACCTTATAATGTGAAACCTTACCACAAGTAAAGCAAGTTACATCACCTTTGTGGTCTGCATCCTTTAATCTTATATATTGACTAAAAATTGCATCAAGTTTTTTTACAATTTTACTTCTTGATAATTTAGATGGCATTATCTATAACTTCTAAAATATGTCTTAATTGGCTTTTTTCAAATTCACCTAAAGATTTATCATCTATAATTAATAAATAGTAATCTTTTCTAACTGCAATACATTTAGTATTTTCCATATTTAGGTTTTTTGGTTTAAAATAAATTTAATAAATTTACAATTTTTTATAAAACAAATATATAAAATAATAAACCTAAAAATATATATAAATATAAAGATAATGATTTTGGGATAGTATTCTATTTCTTAGAAATGTATTTGTATTTTTCAATCCCACGACTTCCAAAGTATGCTACATAGACTGTAAGTAAAAGTGATTTAAGTAAATCTATCCATTCCGTAGCTACACCAAAATCTATTGCAAGGCTATCCATAAGAATTAATAACCAAGTTGATACAGTTAAAAATATTAATGTCATTGGTCTTGTATTTTTACTTAACCAACTATCACTAGACATATCAGCACTCCATCTTTTAGATATTTCTTGTATTTCTATAATATCTAAATCAAGCAGTTTTAAGGCTTCTTCTTTATCTTTAGGTGTTAGTACATCATCTTTGCTTATAAGACCACCTACAAGCTTTAAAAGACCAGCATCGGGTACAACATCACTAACACCACTTAATATCTTTGGTGCTACTTTAGATAAAAACTTACCTACCCTAGTGTCTTTAAACTTTTTTTTGTTTTTTCTTTCTTCCATTATTTTTGTTTAACAAATACCACTTGTGTACTGTGTAGCCAATAGTTACTACTAATAAAATAATCTTTAATGCTATGTCAATATTTGTCATTGAAAATAAAAATGTTCCTAAATTTATAAGCAATGTTTTATAATCTGTTATCATTTCTTATCTATTTGTTTTAATTTGTTTATTGCCCACTCAACTCCGGATGTTCCACCCCAAGCATCCCACATAATACCACCGCAACCATCTTTGTAAGGCACATCTTTATGTTGTTGGTGTCTTTTAAAAGATGCCATTCTTGCTATCGTATCTCTTGATATGTTTTCTTTTCTTGCTAATTGTCCAGCACGTGTCCAACCAACTTGAGTGCCACAAGATGAGCCATTTTCTTCTTTGTACTTAATAGCTTTTTTTGCATTGTTAGATGCACTATCTGGATAGTCATTATAGCTTTCAAGTTCTACTTCCGTACCTTTAAAACTTTTATAGCAAATTGCAATAGCTTGTGATTTTTCGTGGTACTGCATTAGTTGTGGTACACACCTCATCATATAATCACTTTGCTTTTCGTTTGATTTCTTTTTAGGTATTGGCATATTAGCAAGTTTTACAATTAGAATAGGTGTAATAAATACCTTGTTTTTTTGTTACTAATACTTGCTTTCTGTTTTTGTCTTTGTTATAGGAAACGTGCAACCATTTTGGTTCTGCACCAAATTCCCATATAAGCTGGTCAAACTCTAAATTGTCTTTAATCCAATAAAACATTTCCAAGTTTGTTTTACAATCTTCTTTATCACAAGCCATACTTGTTATGTCCATTGCCTCACCTTTCATATGGCTGCTTGAAGAACTTCCCTTAATAGCAGTATTAAGTTCCAAAGACCTAAACATACTATTAACTCTTATTGGGCAACCTACCCACTCTCTTAATGGCTCAAACACTTCTTTAGCAAGTAGCTTCATATTCTCAACTTGTTCTTCATTTGGTTTGTTTTTTATGCCATATTGTTTAGCATAATTAGAACCAACTGCTTCTTTGTATGATATGTGTTTACTTATTCTTTTCATCTGTGATTAATTTAAAAGTTCCATCTTGTAGGTTTACTTCTATGTTTCCATATTTTGCTTCAAGTTCCTTTTTACTTTGTTCTTGTTTCATTGCAAGTTCTGCAAACATATGTGATAGTGTATGTGATTGCGTAGTTAATAAACCTAAATCGTGTAAGATTGCTTGTTTCTTCTGTTCTTGTTCTTTAAATGTTTTTAATTCACTTTTTGATAATTTTCCCATTGTATTTGTTTTTTGGTTAAGTATCAAATATACTAATTAATCTTCATTTGGGTTAATACCATTTTCAATAAGTACTTCTAACCATTCGGCTTCATCTAAATAATAATCAACCTCATTCCAATATGTATCCATACATTGGTTTGTATTTATAGAGCCATAGGCTTTTATTTTACCTCTTTTATCATCCCAACAGATAAACCAAGTTTCTTGTTTTGGGTAGCAAATGTTTGTATTTCTTAAATCTCCTTGCATAATTTTATTTTTTATATACCACCACCATCAACGATAGTCCACCCGTAGGTACTTACTAAAGTGTTTCTGGCTGCTTCTGCTGCACCACCTAATGTGTATTGTGAACTACCAAAATCAATACTAACCGCATTTGTTATACTTTGTGCTGCCCACCCTATTAATGTAGCATCATAATTTGCAGTTGATATACCGCTAGAACTTAACATTGAGCTAGCCAACGTAACTGCCGTAATATCCCAATTTGCTAGACTTTGGTCAAAAGCACTTTGGTTATTTCTAAACATATTACTTATATTAGTTACATTGCTCACATCCCAACTACCTATTGGTTGGTTAAAAGACCTAGCATCAAAAAACATATTATCTGTTCTAATAAAGCTGCTTGTGTCCCAAGTTGATATATTTTGATTAAATAATCTTGCTGCTCTGAACATACCCTCTGGTCTTGTGATATTACTTGTATCCCAATTTTCAAAACTTGAATTTCCAACCATTATTAAACAATTTCTAAACATATTATTTGCATTAGTAATAACACTCAAATCTGGTGTATCTGTTGCGGTTACATCCATAACACTACAACCGCTAAATGCATTAGCTAAACCAACACTTGACCAAGTACCAACACCCCAGTTTTTAATCTCTAAAACTTTTAACCTATCACCACCATTATTAAAATTAATTCTGCATTCGTTTGTTGGTGTTACTGAAACATCATAAGTTCCAGCAGTTGAGTATGTGTGTGTAGTTGTTCCGCTTTGCCCAGTATCTGTATTTCCATCACCCCAATCAACATCATAATCACCAATCCAAGGCAATGTAAATTGGTCATTATTAGACGTGCCGGTATTGTCTGTTTTTACTGATATTACAAACCTTGTTTCTGCTGGTGTGCAACCCGCATAAGCGTGATATACATAACCCCAATTAACAGTATTATCACAAACACCAGAACCCCACCAACTTTTTGAATATATTTCGTTTGCCATTACTTTTTTCTTTTTTTAAGAAATACCTTTAATTTCTCTATGTTATTTGCCTTTGGTTTGTAACTCATAAAACCCACCCATTAAATGTAGCTTCATAACTAGGGTAAATATCATCGTTGACGTTGTTAGTGTACTCTGGATATGTAGCTTGGTTAAAACTCATAAAATCTATAAATCTTCTTGAATACCATTCTGCATTTGTTCTTGCTTTCTCAACTAAAAAATCAACCTCGTTTTTATCTACGTTTTGTGCATTTTCAGATGTGTGCTTATATACACCACCATTTTTAATTTGGTAAGCTGCAAAAGGTATATAGTTTGATTGTGCATACCAGATTAACATACTTACAATAAAGTCATCTAAAATAGTTTTCCATCTTGCATTGGCTGGTAAATCAATTCCCGCAACAATAGCAGCAGTTAAACCATCGTACATATTTGTACCAATAATTTGTTGTATGTCTATCTGTTGTGCAATCTTGATAAACTGAATAAATTTATCAGTATCTACATTACCATCAATGATAGAGTTTCTTACTAAATCGGTTCTATTTATAAATAATACTGTTGCCATCTATCTTCTTTTATTAGTTGGTAAAAAACCCTCATTAGGCATATCTATTGGTCTTGTTGCTACAAGTTTATCGTTAACCTCTGGCTTAAAACCTTTTCTTTTAGCTTCATTTACACTTATTAAAGGTGCTTTTGGTGATTTAACGTCAATACGTTTACTATCTAATGTGTACATATAAGTTTTACGCATCCAGAAATGATGACAAGCACCACCTCCTTTATAAAGCCATATAGAATAGGTATCTGCACCTCTTGGTCCCCATCCCGGATTAACTGCCCTTTGACCCATTAACTCAATATCTTCTTTTCTATATATTTTTTTAGCAGCTACCATTTTTTCACAAAAACCTCTTGTAACATTTTCACCCTTTTCGTTAAATGTATCTTTTAAAGGTGCATATTGGTAACGTACTTTAAATGCTACATCTTTAACAGCTTCATCTTGTTCAGATTTTGCGTTTGGTCTTGCAGTACCCGTAGATACAAATTCCCATATTTTAGATAGTGTGCTTTTTTTCTTTTTGTTTAATTGGTCAATTTGGTAATCTAATGCTTCTTCATCATCATAATCAACTTTGCGTTCATCTATTAATACCCAATTTTTTAAATCTTCTTCTTCACCAAACTCTGCTAAAATATCATCAGATAATTCTTGCTTTAATGGTACACAATTTGGCACTTCTTTACCATCTTTTGTTTTTGTACCTATCTGTTCGTAACCATCCCAACAAGGTGCTTTTAGTTCCTCGTGTGATACACAAGGCATATAATAAACAACACCCTCAATTTCGTGTTCGTGTGAACCACCACAACCCATTTCTTCAGCCACCTTTTCAGCTTCTTCTTTTGTTTTGTATGCTTGTTTACCATCTATGGTTTTTAACTTGCTAAACTCATACCCAGTTTCTTCTTCAATATCTTCTTTACTTTGTAAATCTTTATTTACTTCTGTAAACTCTAATGGCTGTAAGGTCGTAAAGTATAGGTTTAAGCTGATATCGTTATAAGCTAGTATATTATCAAAGCAATCAATTAAAAGTTCTTGAAACGGCCTTATAACAGTATTATCCATTAAAAGAGATGCGGTCTTAATCTCATCTGCGTTGTTACCTAAACCACTACCATCTTTTATCCCTAATAACATAGGTGATACAATACGATGTGCAACCATTATTTTTTGTGTGCTTTCTTCACTCAAGAATTGATATTGGTTGTGTGCATCACTTAATTGTACTGGTGTTATTTCTGCTTGACTTTCTTTATTGTCATTAAAAGCTAAAATAAATTTACCAGCATTAGACGTGCCAGAAAACTTCTGTGCTATCTTGGTTTCTATTAATTGTCTTTCTTGTTGGTTAGGTGTACCATTATTAAAGTTAATTAACATAGATGGTGAAAGACCATTCATAATGTTGTTCAAATGATAGTTAGATACTTCTTCTTCTAATTCTGCGTATTGCAATCCTCCTTGGTAATCTACTGGCGAGTAGTAATAAAAACCACTCTTGTAAGGTTTGATGTAGTATATTTCTATGCTTTCATTTGACATACCAAAAGCTGGTATTCTTAGCGGGTTATCTGTTCTTTTTATGTTTGCCCAATCATTATAATAATAATATGCTGGTACATTACCATCTTCATCACATTTTTCTGCTCTTAAAGTTTCTATAGGCATATGCTCAAGTTGTACAATCTTGCTTCTATCCTTTGAATAAATAACTTGAATTGCAGCTTGACCCATTAACTTTAAATCATAACAACATCTTCTTACAACATCTTTTCTAAACAACGCAATCATCTGTGCATACTCGTTTGGTTTTCTGTTGCTATCTGTAGCATTTAATCCTTTGCCGTAAATAGCTTGTGAGATACCATTTATAGCAGCATTGTTTGTAGGTGAACCATTGTATCTATCAATAAGGTATTGAAAATAGTTATTATCTGCACCATACTCAATCCAATCTTCACCATTTACTTCTTTTATCTCTGGTGATGTATATGTGCTTAAATTAACAAAGCCAAATTCTGAAACTTTTGTTTTGCTAAATTGCCCCTTTGCGTTTCTTTTTCTCATATTACAATGTAATCGTTATTGCTGCCATCATATGTGGTATATTGACCCTCATTAATTTTATAATGGTTATTTGTTGTTTGGTTAATATCTTGGTCTGTGCAAAATATTCTATCCCTATATATTACAGATACTTTTGTGGCATCTGTGTAAATTGTTAAATCGTAAAAATGACCCTCAACCAAAATTGGTGAAAATACATTAGTAAATGTAAGGTAATTATTTGATGTAACCCCACTTGTAATTGAATAGTCTACACTAACATTTGTACTATCATCTCTTACTTCCATAGTAAAAGAACCTAAATATTGTCTAGGTATTATATTAAAGGTTTGTGCAGTTGCAGATGTGCTTAATATTATCATCAATTATATAACGTTTAAAAAACACTAATTTGTAAAAACAAAAAAAAAGCACCCTAAAAAGAGTGCCTTTAATTCTAACTAAATAAATAATTATGGTAGCGGTGGTATATCCGCTGGTGTTGGGTCAATTTGTGTTACATCTGCAGATACTGCACTAGCCAAGAATAATGGTGCTAATTCTTCCATACCCTCAAATGTTAATGTAAACCCACTTAAATCTCCAGCTGCTGCGCCAGTAACTACAGTTCCGCCAGTACACTCCATTCCATTTTCATAACCACATAGGAAATTGTTTCCGTAGTAATCTTGTACTACAATATATGGTCTTGCTACTGCCAAAGTTTGTAACTCTGCTTGAGTTTTAGCATCTAAAAATGTTAGTGTAAGATTTAATGTTTGAGTATAAAATGTTGTTCCATTTTCTCTGCTACTTGTTACTGTAGTTTCTAAACTAGAATTACCTTTTACATCAAACTCATAAAATGTTGGTGAACCAGTAATGGTTGCTTCTTTTGTTGTTGCATCTATTGATACTGCTGTAATGCCGCCAAAGTCTGCAAATAAAACTTTTTTAATGCCACCAAAGGCACTTTTACAAGGAAGTTTTCTACCCGTTGTTAATGTACAAGCCATTGTTTTTTATGTTTTAAAAAAAAAGGGTGAGCAGATTACCTACCCACCCCTTTCTATTGATTAATTAATTATTATGCGTATTCTACTAAATCAGATGCAATTCCAAATTGTACTGCACTTGTAAAACGCATTACCATTCTCACATTGTTACTAGCATCCAAATCTGCCATATCTAGTACTTTCACTTCGTTTGTTGAGTTTAGTAACCCAGTTCCAAAGTAAAGGTTAGAACGTTGTGCTGCATACATTTTGTTGTCTGACATTCCCGGGCATACAAAGATTTTTACACCATTCACCGTTAGGCTTCCGTTGTTCCACCATTGTGTACCCATATTTGCTACACCATTTGCTCCTAAACCATTTGCTCCAAAACCACCTAGTGCTTGTACATATAGTTTAGCTGCTTTACTTCCGATGTATAAGAATAAATCTTCTTTTCCGTATAGTGCTGCTGGTATTGCATCAACTACCTTAGAAAGTTCATCAATAATGTTTGTAGATAACAACCCACCAGCTACTGCTGCCACTTGTTGACCCGCTGGTATATCACCCGCTGCTGCTGAAGCTGCAATTAGTTTCTCAAACCCATCAAAAGAGTTGTTTGCTGCTGCTGCGGTATCTCCTTGCCAGATACAAAATTCTGTATTCTGTGCTACTTCACTTGCTACGTGAGCAATCATAAAGTCAGAAAACTTTGGAGGTAGTGTTTGACCAAGACCATAACCCATTTGTTGTGCTTCCCAATCGTTTACAAAATCATACTTACATAGTTGTAGGTTTACTTGTAACTCTACTGGTTGTATAATTCTTTCAGTAAGTGTAATTGTAGATGTAGGTGAAAAATCACAAGATGCAGATGCTACTAAAGCATTTGTAGCTAGTTTCTTAATCACTTCTTTAAATGCAATGTTTGCCTTTACTGTTAAACCACCATCATCAATAGTTGATGCAGACAATAAAGCTGCTGCGATGTACTCACCAGCAAACTCACCCGCATAGGTAGTTGTGATGTTAGTAGTTGTTGCTAAATTTACGTTTCTTTTATTCATTTTTATTTGTTTAATTTACTTAATACTCTATCTAGTGTTGTTGTGAATTGTCCTTTAGCAAATTGCACTTGTTTCTTTTGTGGTGTTTTTGCTTCTGGATTGTGTTTAATTGGTTTTACTGCTGAAAGTTCTTCTTTTACTTCCTCTTTTTTATCTTCTTCTTCTGCTTCTACTTTATCAGCTTTTAAATCAGCAATGGCATCTTCTAGGTTTTGAATTCTTTTTTCCATTCCTTTCCAATCTGCAACATCTGCTTCTTCTTCCATTTCTTTTTTTTCTTCACCTAAATCTTCAGTTTCTTCAACTTCTTCTTTAGCTTCTTCTTTTGTTGGTACTTCATCAGATACTTCACGAACATCTGCAATCATACCTTCTTCTTCTACAACTACCAATCTTCCATCTTCTAAGATGTACTCACCAACTGGCATTGCTACTTTTTCATCATCTGTTACAATGAATATCTCTTTTCCTTTTTCAAATGCTTCTGCACTTACTACAGTACCATTTTCTAACTTTTCTTCCATCAACTTAACCTCAATGTTTAAAAGTGTTTTTATTTCGTTTAACATTTCATTTGCTTTCATACTATTTATATAACGGTTATTAAATTAAAATTTGCATTTTCAGTCTGTTCTTGTTATTACACCTATCCCTTGTGCTTGCATAGAACCATCACAACACTCTATTGAATACTTGTTAGTGTCCCAACATAAACAACCACGTCCACCGCCAATAGGCGATGTCCTACTTGGTATAAATGTTTTATTTTTGTTGTTTCTTTGCATTTACTATTAATCAAATTTAAAATCAATCATATCTTCTGCTTTGCCTAACAAATCACTTGCTAACCTTGATATTTCAGTTAAGCCTTTTATACTTGATGGTGGAACACCTAAATCGTCCGCAGCTTTTAATGCTTTGTCAAATACTCTGTCAGTATTATCCGCAATTTTTTCATATTGTGAACTTGCCTTACTTGCAGTTGCTTTTACTTTTGATACTTTTTCTTTAGCTTTTGAAAATTCATCTTTAGCATCTTTAAATTCTTTTAATTTACCATCTGCGTCAGAAATAGAGGCAAGTAATTTTGATTGCATTTTTGCAATATCATCAGCTATACCTAATTCTACTTTTTGTGTTGCTAATTCTGTTTTTGGTAGTTTGCTATAAACTTTTTCTAATCTACTTTTCATAATTTACTTTTGTGTTATAATTGATTTTATTGTTTTTAGTTCTATGCATTAAGTATATCTTTTATCTTATTAAGTAAAATATCATCTTCACTCATTAAGTCACCTATTGTTTTGTCTTTAGGTGCTTCCATTTTATCTGCAAAATAACCCTCAATAGAAAAACCCTTAACTTTATTTGTTTTAACATACTCATTCCAAACATCATCATTGTTTACTTTTACACTTCCCATCCAAGTACCAACTGGCACATCTAAACCATACATTGCAGATTTATCTTGTTCCTTACTTTCTACTATCCAACTTTCAACCAACGTTAGACCATTTAATGCTTGGTTGTGTTCTAGTGTTGATTTACTTTGATTGCCATTCTGTAAGAACATTTGAGATGCTTTTACTATCGTATCTTTTGAAAAGTATATATAATACTCACCCTCACCACCATTACGGTAAATAGGCTTATTTGGTATTAACAAAGCACCCATTAGTATCTTCTTTTCTTTGTCTACTTCTGCTAACTTTATTTCTTGGTTCTTTAAAGCAACAAAATCACTTTCGATGGCTGGGCTTTCTACTATTGAAATAGCTTCTACACCAATATCATCTTGTTCTTCATCTAAAATAAGTTCTATTATCTTCATAAATATATAACGTGTTTAGTTTTTAATTTTGCATTTATATAGATGCACCCTCAATAATGTTTCTATCTAGTTCTTGTGCAGTTGTTACATCATTGCTTACTACATATGCTCTTGTTGGTCTTTGTGTT